GTACAGTACCTAACGCAACTACTGCTACTTTTGCAGGTACAGTTACTACAGGTCCACAACCTAATATTACATCAGTCGGTACATTAACAGGCTTAGCAGTTAATGGTTTGATATCTGCTCCTAACGTTAGTATTACAAATACAACAACTACAATTAAGTTTTCAACAGGAACAATTTTAAGTAACTTGATTCCTGATGGAGATTTTATCAGTAGCTTAGGTAATTCTACTAAGCGTTGGAAAGACATGTTCCTAGGTGGTACATTGTCTGTAGCTGGTAATTCAAACATCGCCAACGTTACGGGTGTTAATGCTACGTTTACTACTCTTAGTGGTTCTTTAGTTACAGGTAATCAACCTAATATCACTAACATTGGTACATTGGGTAACTTAACTGTAACTAACAAAGTAGAAGCAGGTGTACTAGTCGGTGACGGCGGAAATATTGCTAACATTCAGGGTTCAAACGTCACTGGGGAAGTATCTTATGCTTCAATTGCAAATAGTATCGATGTATCAAATGTAACAAACATTGGTAACATTGCTACTCTAAACTTAGACGGTGACACTAGTAAAGTTCTTAAGGGCGATGGTTCATGGGACACTATGCCAACTACAGTTAGCTTGGGTACTTATGAAATCTTCTCTAATGTTGATGGTATATTCTTTAGAAATACATTGACTACAAGCGTTTATACTATCACTTTAACTCCGTTAGTTTGATAAATACATAGTACGACTTACATGGGGTAAGTTTTATGCGGAAGTTCAACCGCGTAGTGGGTTAGACCCCACGTTTTTCAAGGAGAAATAAATGGGACGACCTTTAAATAAAAGGTACTTTGGTGCAGACGCCAATGATAACTTAAAGGTCCAATTCTATAACGGCACAGCAAGTGTTCCGGGTTATATCGTAAAGCAAAAGGGTTCTAAGAAATTCGTTTGTGAAGATAAAGACGGAAACCAAGCTACGTGTTCGTTAGTAGACAAAGCATCAGCCGATTTAGCTGCTGGTGAAATGTCAATCACAATCAAATATGACAATGCAACAGCACAGCAAGTAACTAAAATTGCTTCGCACATTGTAACAGTTGATGGGATTAAGAAACATTGGACATTTGATACAAGCACTACTGATACATTCGTGCAAATCGAAGAAGCAGGTACTAACACTTCAATGTCAGGTAGTACTGACTTAGAAGGTGATGACATTAACGGAGATTATCCAGTTCCGGGTTCTGGTTCATACCACACAGCCGCTGTAGCACTAAGTGGTGTTACATACGCTAACAAAGGTACACCATACAACCCAGGCGGAAACGTTTCTTCAGTTACTAACTCTGCTGCCGGTCTATTCCGTAAGAAATATGACGGCAACTTCTGTTCAGCATCTAACTCAAACCCATCAACATGGAACTACAACTTCTTTGGTTCAGCAACATTTATCAAATCAATTGCTGATACTAGTGTAAGCTGGGGTCAACAATCTGATGGTTCAGGATTAGGTGAGCATAACTTCTCTATCGAATGGAAGGGTTATGTACAAGCACCTAAGACAGGTAACTTTAACTTATTCGCAGAATCAGATGACCATATCGCAGTTTGGATCGGTACAGCCGCAACAGGCACACCATCTAATGCATCTAAGTCACTAGGTTCTAACAACAAATCATTGCCTTCAGCCGCAAGTGGTACACTAGGCGAAGCAATCAACAGCAACAGTGTTACATTGACATCAGGTCAATGGTATCCAATTCGTATTTGGTTCAGTGAGTTCAACGGCGGATGTAAGGCTCAGTTCTTCATGCAAGCCGATGACGGAACAAAATACAATGGTACAGACTTAACATTTGCTTACAATACATCAACAGGAGGATTCTAATCATGGCACGTCCATTAAACAAAAAATATTTCGGTAACCGCAACGTCGGTACTACTGGCACAAGCGATAACGGCATCGGTGGTGAAGGTATCGCATCAATCAACTGGTCAAATGCTGGTGGTTGGTTAGCAACCGCAGGTGGCGCATCTGCTCCTCTAGCAGGTTTGCAATTACCGGCACCAACAATCCCAGGTGGTGTACAAGCAACTTGGACAAATTACTTTGGTATCCAAGCTGTAACAACTGGTGCAGGTAAAACTGGCTTAGTAGTTGGTGATACTTATACATACGCTGGATATCCAGGATCAGTAATTACAGTTGCTTCAACATCTGGTGCAAACGCAACATTTACAGTAACTACTCGTGGTTCATCAACTACATTAATTACAGATTTGCAAACTGTTTCTATTACTAAAGTTAGTGGCAGTGGAGCAGCCACAACATTTACTGTTGATATCTTTTCACAAATTGTTAATACTGTTATTACTGAAAAAGGTTCTGGCTACACTGGTGCAGAAACATTTACAGTTACAACTGCAAACGGTGCAACTGGTACAGCACCAGCAGGTACTATTGTATTGACTACTGACAGTGGTTCATATGGTAACTCAGGTAATGATGGTAGTAACATGAACGCCGATAATCAAGAAAATGCTATTCGTATGACAGCATATTTGACAGGTGGTTCTGCACGTGAAGTTGACATCATTAAGCAAGTTGGCGCAAAGCGTTTCAAAGTTACTGACGGTACACGTACTGGGGTAGTTACATTGCAAGATTCATTGGCTAATGCTGCTGGTGAAGGTTCTATCAGTGCAGTTGACAGTGACGGTGGTACATACTTTATCACAAAAATTGCTGCTCGTAGAGCAACAGTTGCTCGTGGTACAGGTACACAATTTGCTACTGGTCAGTCAGTTCCATGGAACATGACAGCAGCCGCAGAAGATGTTTCTGTAAAAATCTCTAACGCTTAATCTTTTTAAGCCCAATAAAAAAGCCGCTTTATGCGGCTTTTTTTATTAGTGACTTTAGTTTATCTTGCACAACATCAAAGTTGATAGTGTTAAACAATCCTGGATGCAACGGCTTGGGGTAATGTTCGGGGTCTATCCAACAGTAACCACAATGTTCTTCATTTAACAATGGCTTGAACTCGTTCGGAATCACGCAAAAGAAAGTATGATAAGTGAAAGTGTTATTTACAAACTTTTGAATGGGTACTAGTTTTGAATCTGTTGGGAAGTATCCGACTTCTTCTAGGCATTCACGCTCAATTCCCTCTAACAGAGATTCGTCTTTTTCTATCTTTCCGCCGGGTATGCCCCAATTACCTGGATTCTTATCATCACTGCGTAAAAGAAATAAAAATCTATTAGTATCTTGTGCATAGAAAAATACCCCAGCAGAAGTATTTTCTATTTTGTTCATATACTAATTTATCAAAGTTAGATGACGATGCTAAAATCTCCAGCACCATACCATCCCTCGTAACTCTTCATCCATGCACCTCCGAGATATCTGTATTGAACACCGGTTGTTAAGTTAGTCACAAATTGAATTAGTTGTGAGTTCTCACTATCAAAATCAACTACCCAATCAGTACCATCAAACATAATAATGTCATTGGCATTTGCTTGTGAAACTTCTGTCTTTTGACCGTCGACTATTTTATAAATCTGACCCCAAGCTGAACTTCCACTACCTAGATTCTCTACGATTAAGTAACGATGTCCTTGACTTGCAACATCTAACCCCTCACCGGGAGCTTTTCTAAACGGATTAACAACACTATCAACGCTGTCTAGTGTATTTTGTGGCAATGTGTCAGGATCAACATCAAATATTAACAATCTGTCATCATTTGGATTTAAACTGATAGTACCTACAATTTCGTTATCCATGTGCTCATTCTTCAACCAAATCTGACTAATACCATTCTTAACAGAACCGTATGCGTTTAAGAATGCACTCCAATATACTTCTGTGTTAGGACTGTCCGGTAAATCCATTTGGTTGTTGTTAGGAGTAAATGGTGTGCTTGCTGGAACTGCTTGTAGGGAATTACCTATAAACAAAATCTTATAACCATATGGAGTAATCTTTTGTCTCGTGCCCAGCAACAAGTCATCATCTTGCATATCAGTAAGAGCATTACCCTGAAAGATACTTGCGATGATTTTATGAATAACACCCAACTTCTTAATTTTAGCCGGAGAACTTAACCACACGGGCATATAGAACTTCCAACTCATCACATCAATTGGGTTGCTGTTTCCTACCGGGATGCTACGACTACTGAATGTTAAACCGTCTTGGTAAACAACACTCAACGATGTCCAGTCAATAAAGTTATCTGTACTTTGAATCTCCATTGCAGGATTGAACAAAGTTCCTAGTTGTTCAATCAACTCAAGTTTCTGATTGTAATTCGTAGTCCAGAAATCTACTGTAATTCGTAATGTGTAGGGAACAGGCATAATTCTTTCAACAGTAAAAGCCTGTCCTTGTGTTGTTTCAAACTGATTAGTGTCAGTGTTATATGTTCTCTGTCTAACTGCTAACTTATCAACAAAGAACGGATCTTGTGTTCTTTTTTGGTCGTATTCTAGTCCACTGATATAATATGTAATCAACGGTGCAGATGCCATACTACTTGCTGAGTTATTTGCCATAATAGCACTCGCCTGACGACTTGCATCTCCATATTGAATAGGAACACGAACAATGATATCATTGCCTGCAGGATCCTTACCTTTAGTAACTTCCCAGTTACTAAAAATTCTTGCAAATTGTACTAAGAATCTGCGAATCTGTTTGTCGTAAAAGTAATTTGCCATATTAATCTGCTTGAATCTTTAACATTGTTGATAGAGACTGACGTTCTGGGATAGTAGAACCGTCACTCAACGTAGTTGTGTTTGTATTATTGATGAACGTAGAACGCATAGATTGGTCATCAGCACCCAGTGCTGTTCCAGTGCGAACCTTCTCACTAATCTTGACCCATAACTTACCATCCCAACGGAATAGTTGTTGTGGCAAATAATCTGTGCGTAAGAAGTAATCACCAACAATTGGACTACTTGGGAATGTTATACCTGCTCCCGTTGGTTCACCGTTTGGTGCAGTACCGTCACCGGTCATATAACCTGCACTATAACCAAATCCTAATGGACTTGCCTTAGCAACATAATGATATCGTGGGTCAGTGTCAGCACGATAGTTCATAATATCTGGAATGATTGTTCCATCAAAGTTAGGCTGAGTTGGGTCTTGGTCAGTTCTTGCGGCAATAGTATCACTAGTACCATATGGTTGAGGCTGTGATCCAATCGCTTGAACTGCTAACGCAACATCATTAAACACTTGCCCACTACCTGTGCTTGATGCGTTAGGGGCAATCTCAATCAATTCTAAATTAATTCTGTACAATGTTTCTAATGCCTTGCCTGCATCAGCCATTAATAGTTTTAGATTTTCTCTTTGACTTGCACTAATTTTAACTGCTGGGCTAGGTTTAGCATAACCCTTACTATACATTAATTGAACTGTGCCTCTTGTGGGTACAGGAGCTAGACCGTTCGTTAATACCCCTACAGGTAATGCTGGTTTGTTATCAACTGTAGGAACAACATATAGCTGTGTTCTATCATATCCAGACTGAGGTAATAATCTAGCTGCTTCAGCAATGGCAGCATCGTTAATTTGAATATTAGTATTGTAACGACTAATAACGTCCTTTAGACTATCACTAATGCTTAACTCCCATATTGGTTGAAAATACAATGTATCGTTTAACGGTGTGCTAATTTCAGTATCTTGTAATACAAGGTAACTGATACCATCAGATACTACAACTTGTCCTTGAGTATATAAATTACCTTGAGTAAACATAGGACCAGTTACTGGTATATTTTCAGCAACGTTTGATAGACTTGTGTAATTCTTATCACCATACTTAACAACATAACCTGGAACATAAGTTTTTGTTTTGTCCCAGTCACCTAGATAATTGTCTTTGTTCATCGGTGAGCTAAGAATATCTGAGTATTCTTGTGAATCAACTAAAGGCTCACACTTGATACGCCACAAGTGGGGGTACCATGTTGAACTAAACCCTTCACTAGCAAAGTTTGCGTCAGTGATTTGATAATATCTACGCAAGCTAGTTGGGATAGTTTCGTTCAATGGGTGGTAGTCAGTTAAGTGGGGCAATTCAAATACATCACCCACCATTAATTTACGACCAATCAAGTCAATCATGTCGTTATAATGTACAGTGATAAAGATAATGTCGTTGTTTAAGAATAGTCCAAACTGACTCAAATCGAAGTCTAAGTTTTGCACATTGTAGTGACCTCTGATTCTGTAAATATCAGGATCATACTTTCTATCTCTGTTTTCTAAGAACAACAAATCCTGAATTTTTGTAGGATCGGGTGTTGTCTGGCGGGGCATAGTTAAATCACTAGTTGCACCCTGGTCTTTAATTCCCAAATATTTGTGAATGTATAAATCTGTAGCTCCAATGGTAAACATTTCCTTGATTCTGCTATCAAGGAACTTGTAATCATTGGTTTTTTCTGAACGGTAAAGTGATAAACGTGGCATTAGTTATTCCAGTATAGTGTATTTATGACTAAAGTATTACCTTTCTAGGACTTGACAATTAATAAAATCTCATATATAATAGACTTATTGTTAATAGGAGTACACATGGCGACCAAAAAGCCCAAACTTACAAGCGACCATTTCGTCAAAGCATTGAACCCAAAAGATGCGTCAGAGACAAAATATATGGGTGAAGAGCCCTATTTTGGCATTCAGCCCGAAGAACGAAGTCTAGCACTTACCCGTAGCTTTACGTGGTACAATCGATTCTACGGTAAGAAAGACGCTAAGGACTTGATGTGTCAGTACCTAGAACACAATAACCGTCTTGATGAAGCTAAAAAAATCAAAAAAGTTGATGAAAAAGAATTTTTAATGACATTGTGCTGGTTGGCACGTATGACATTGCGTGGTCTAGTATTGAATGAGCATGAGGAATCAACACTTGAGAATGAAATCAGTCGTTTGCTAATCTCAACTAACAAGCCCGAACTTATCGAAAAAGAAGAAGAAAAGCCTGTATCGAATCGCCCTAACATTCAGGAACTCTTGCGTGAAAAGGCACGTGAGGCAGCAGGTGAACTTGAAGGTTTATTTGACGAGTTCATCACTACTGGCAAAGCAAGTGAACGAGTTATGGATGTTGTTGCAAAATACAACGTAGTCCCACAACAAATTCCATATATTGTTGAGTTCTGGAAGCGCAAGCAAACTGAATTCGAAGTTTTACAAGAAGGTAGTGACAGTGATATCAAAGAAGCGTATAGTTTCTTGGGTAAGATTCAAGTCCGCAACATTCTCAAATATATTGAGCAAACTATTAGCGACCTTAACGCATACATTTCAGTTAAGAAAGCAAGCAAGGCTCCTCGTAAGAAGAAAGCAGTGCCAGTCGAAAAGATTGTAGCAAAACTAAAGTATTTGAAGGAATTCAAAGATGCAGTCAACAAACTTGACCTCGTATCAGTACACCCCACAAAGTTACACGGTGCAAGCGAAGCATGGGTTTATGATACAGGTAAACGTAAGCTCCATCACTATATCGCCGATGAATACTCAAAGAGTTTCACAGTTAAAGGCAACACTATTCTCGGCTTTGACACTAATAAGTCCGAAATCAAAACTCTCAGAAAGCCCGGAGAGCAAATTAAGGAAGTCATGGGAAGCAAGCCGGCCGCACGAAAGTATTTCAACGACATTAAAGCTGTCAGTGCTACACCTAACGGGCGTTTCAATGAGAACATGGTTATCTTGAAGGCATTCTAATGTACACTCCTGACAAATGGTTACTGATTAAGATTAACGGCAAAGACCCCCACTACAGGGTCTTTGCTAGTTGGTACGGTGGTTATATGGGAAGTGACAGTTGGAGAATGAATTCGGGGATAACTTCGGTGACTGAGGATGATAATTTTTATTATTTTCATGGCTCATCGGGTTCAACATACAATTGCCACAAAAAATCACATGGTATTTCGGGATATGGCTCAAGTGTCCTCAATAATATTATTGAGAAACAACCCGAATTAGATATACAAATACTGTCTGAGGATGTTAAAATACTAGAACTAGAATACACATGACTGAATTAAAATACAAAGACTTTAACGATTGGTTCTTTGAGGGTGAAGAATATGAAATGCGTAGCGAACGATTCTATCAATCGCTAGAAGCATTTCAATCTGACCTAGGTAAAGAAGCAAATATGCTAGTGTGGCTACAGGCTGCATTTGAATCCGGTCGTCAGGAGAAAACATGATTACTGGAGTCAGATGGTTCTCCGGTCGAGACTGCGTGGGTATTGTCCAAGTAGTAGAAGACCATCAAAAAGAAGTATATCGTCAAACAGGTGAGGCTGAATACAAATATTATATTGGAATTGGCTTTGGCAAAGACGAAAAAGCTGATTCCACTTATATCCGTGACTACGGAACAAAATTTGACACTAATGCAGGTAACGCATTATTCAGAGTACGACCACCATTAAAAACTGATTGGAAATAATATGATTGACCCCAGAACAAGCGAAGAAAAATTAGAAAGAATGGAAGAGTTGATGAAGCCTGTCGAAATACAACTTATGATGTGTGACGATTTAAAAGACCAACTCATGATGGCTAGTTGTTTTATGGTGTTTGCTAACGACTTGTTCATACAACATTTGGGTGAGAAGGGTGCTAAGAATATGTTTAATAGTTTTGTTAAGGATCACGGATATGACAATTAAAGAGTATGTAATTAAAGATGAGCCTGCTTTTCGTTTGAGAATTAAACAATGGAAAGCAGTTAGACCAGATAATCTCAATTCTATTGAGTTTATACAAGAATGTATGCGAGACGGTGAAGTTGACTTTGCTTCCACATATAATTTCCTATTAACCAATGAGGAAATCAAAACATTAATTAAAGGATTGGAGAATATAATTGAATAATGTAGATTTAAATAAGTATCAAAAGTTCGTAGAAGCTGTAACTAGCAACGAATCAAATAATTACGACTATTTGCACCGTAGAATTGAAGAATTGCGTAACGGTACACCTGTCATCAACCCATCATTGTTGTTGACTGCGGGTATCGGTCTAGCAAGTGAAGGCGGCGAATTTAACGAAATTGTTAAAAAGATGTTCTTTCAGGGCAAGCCCTTGAACGAAGAAAACGTATTTCACATGAAGCGTGAGCTTGGTGATATCATTTGGTATTGGATCAATGCTTGTCGTGCATTGAATTTAGACCCGAACGAAGTCATCGCTGAAAACGTGAAGAAGTTAGAATCACGTTATCCAGGCGGCTCATTTGACGTTCATTATAGTGAGAATCGCAAAGAGGGCGACCTTTAATACTTTAGACCTTCTCCAGATAAATAAGTTATCTGGAGAATTATATGGCTCAAACGCTTGATGAACTAAAAAATGAACTGTTCAAAAATTTAAAGTATCGTCTTGGCGATGGAATGGTCGATGTTGAACTTGACCCTGAACACTTTGAATCTGCTTACAAATACGCAATACAAGTATACCGTCAACGAGCGCAAAACAGCACAGAGGAATCATATACATTATTGACCCTCGAAGCACACAAAAATACTTATGTCTTGCCTAACCAATTTGTTGGTGTTAGGCAAGTTTTCCGTCGTACTGTTGGTATGGAAACTGGTCCAGCCGCATCTAGTTTCGACCCATTCTCAAGTGCTATCTTAAATACATATCTATTAAATTATAATTACGCTGGTGGTCTAGCGACTTATGATTTCTACGCAGGATATGTAGAATTGTCAGCACGTATGTTCGGTGGATATGTCATTTACACATTTAATCCAGTAACAAAAGAAATTAAATTAGTTCGTGATCCTAAAGGTTCGGGTGAGCAAATATTAATTTGGGGTGACCTGCAAAAATCAGAACTAGTATTATTACAAGACCCTGGCTCAGGTGTTTGGATTAGTGATTGGATTCTAAGTGTTCTTAAAGGCATGTTAGGTGAAGCACGTGAGAAGTTTGCAACTATTGCAGGTCCAGGTGGTGGTACTAGTTTGAACGGTGCCGCACTTAAGGGTGAATCAAAACAAATGCAAGAACAGTTGCTTGAAGACCTAAAACGCTATGTCGATTATTCACAGCCATTAACAT